GGGATAGAAACCTAATCAAATACTTAGCAGAACATAAACACTTCTCACCCTTTGGTCATGCCTTTGCATCATTCCATGTGAAAGCACCAATCTTCGTTGCTCGACAACTGGTGAAGCATAAGTTCCTACGCTGGAATGAAATCAGTCGTCGCTATGTTGATGACACCCCTGAGTTCTATATGCCAGAGGTATGGCGGGGTAAGTCTGAGGACAAGAAGCAAGGCAGCGTTACACCAGAAGAACAGCCGATAGAGTGGTTAGGTGTTGACGTTGGGACGCATGAGTTTTGTATGGAAGCCTACAATAGGTACAAATGGATGCTTGACATTGGTATTGCACCAGAGCAAGCCCGTATGGTCCTGCCCCAATCGACAATGACTGAGTTTTACTGGTCTGGCTCTTTGGATGCTTTTGCTGATATGGCTAAACTTCGACTTAAAGAGGACACACAATACGAAACACGTCTGGTAGCAGACCAGATCAGCGAGAAGATGAAACAACTGTTCCCAGTAAGTTGGCTGTGTCTATTGGAGAGAAAAGAATGAAGGTTTGTGTAACCTGTAAAATAGAACACCCAGAATCAAACTTCTACATGGGTTCTAGTAGTTGCATACTTTGTAAAAAGAAGTATGATAAACACTATAGAGAGTCCCACAGAGAAAAACTACTAGATTACCAAAGAGCAAGACGAGATTCTCCAGATGGGTACGTTGATAGATTTATTGAACGAGCGCACCAGTTTACACCAGATACAGATATTAGTAGGATATTTTTCAAGGTAAGATGGATAGATGCGCGTTCACTGGAAAACAGTTTACGTATACAAATAATTACGATTCTTACCATGACCCAACTGCACCCTCTATTGACAGAATTAATAGTAAAGATGGATACTACACATGGAATACTCAAGTCATTCTATCTTGTGTCAATAGGATGAAGAACGACTTGCCACAAGAAGACTTTCAGAAACTTTGGGTAGCACTACTAGGAGAATAGGATTAATGGTTGAACAACCTAAGACTAAACGAGTAACTAAGTATAAGAATGCAGATGTTAAGACTACTTCTGGATTTGTTCCTAGAACAGAGAAACAAAAGGAGTTGCTAGATGCTATGAAAACTAGTAGCCAAGTCTTTGTCCTAGGTCCAGCGGGAACAGGTAAGACATACGTTACTGCTACTTATGCTGCTGATCTTTATACCTTGAAGAAGATTGACAAGATTGTTATCACTCGGCCCCATATCGCAGTGGGTAAGGAACTAGGTTTCCTAAAAGGTGACTTAGAAGAAAAGACTAAACCTTGGGCATTACCTGTCCTAGACGTATTAGAGAAGCATCTAGGTAAAGGTGCAGTTGACACGGCTATCAAAGCAGGTAATATTGAGATGGCTCCTCTGGCATTGATGCGTGGTAGATCGTTTGACAATGCTTTTATTATCGTAGACGAGACACAGAACATTACCACCCATGAACTCAAGATGCTGTTGACTAGGGTTGGTGAAGGTTCTACTATTGTTTTGAATGGTGATGTTCAACAATCAGACTTGAAAGAAGCAGATGGTTTATCTAAGGTAATTCATCTAGCTAAGAAACATATGATGCCTATCCCTATTATTGAGTTTGGTGTAGATGATATCGTTCGTAGCGACATCTGCGCTCAGTGGGTTAGAATCTTTATGAAGGAGAAAATCTAATGGCTAAATGGGACACAGAATATTGGAGTGACAAAGGAGAAACTATGAGTGAAGAAATGACTACAGCCCTAGAGCGTCAAGTAGGTGGGTTCCATTACAAAGACATGACTATCCAACCTATTGAGTTTATCCTAGCTAATGAACTAAGTTTCTGTGAGGGTAACATTGTTAAATACATCTGTCGTTACAAACAGAAGGGTGGGATTGAGGACATCAAGAAGGTGATCCACTATGCAGAGATTCTTCTAGAAGAGATGGAGAGTAGACAATAAGTAAAGGGGACGCTTTGCGCCCCCTCTTCATTTCTTCCTAGCTTGGCTTAGTGCGATGGCGATAGCTTGTTTTCGGTTCTTCACCAGTGGCTTCTTCTTTGGTCCTTTCGGATCAATACCACCATGTAGTTTACCAGCTTTGAACTCACCCATCACCTTAGCAATCTTGGCAGACTGTTTCTTGGTTTGTTTAGCCATTATTTTCTTCCTTGTAAGTTGCTCATACATTATTTAATAGATGGTTTTTTCTTTACTGTTTTTGCCTTTTGAGTAGCAGCCATCTTATAACCAGCCCGCATATCTTTGCTATCTTTAACCATGATATCAACAATTTTTGCATCCAACTTAGCTACAGCTTTACTAGCGCCAGACTGAATAGCCCAAGGAGCAGCAGGACGAGTACCTTTTGGACGTGCGCCAGCTAACTTTGGATTCTTTTTATATCTTAAAAGTTCTGCCTGTGCAGCTTCCATAGCTTTTCTTTTAATAGCGCCATCACCCATAGATGTTGCTTTGCGAATTGGCTTCTTCATTTTAATCTCCTTTGTTTACTTTTCTAGCTGTCTTGGTTCTAGGGAAAGAACGATTATTAGACTTAGTAGCAACGCCTAGGTTCTTCCCCTTATTGTCCTTTGGGTTGCCATTCCGATGCGTGACATCTTTACCGTCACCTTTAGATACCTTACCTGCCTTCATCAGCTTTGCTCTAGCAGTGTTTCTAGAGGCTCTACGCTTCTTCTGTTCTGCTGTGCCTTGGTAGTTATCGTATTCTTTTCTGTAATCTCTCATCTGTACCTCGCAGTTTTAGCAGCAATCTTCTTTGGTTGTTTAACAAACTGTTTGCCAGCCTTAGTGCCTTCTCTTTTAGCCTTGGTGGTAGCAGCATACTCGGAAGACGAAAGTGCTTTGATTGCTTTCTCTGGTAGGTATCTTTCACCTGTCTTAGACGAAGGTTTACCAGACTTGGTTCTCCATTTTTGTTTAGTCCAATCCACTAAAGACTTCTGGGGTTTCTTCATTTGTATCCACCACCCTTGGCTTTGTATTGCTTTGCTAGTAGCTGTGCCTTACGGGCAGACCATTGACCAGCCTTAGTGCCAGCAGTAGCAGATGCTTTAATAGAGTTAAATAAACGCTTACGCATTTCAGGTTTGGTGTAGTTGCCAGACGCATTTACTTTGCTTACCATTTTACTACCACCTACCACTTTGTTTTGTCGGCCCAATAGGCTGCACTCATCTTACCTTTAGCAATATTCTTACCATGCCTAGCTTTGAATGAAGCACGTTTATTCTTCATACGATCAGATTCACCAGCCTTAGGCTTACCAGCGGTGTCAGCACCCTGCTCACCAAAGCGAATAGTCTTTACCTTCTCACCTTCCTTAGCCACAACAACGTGAGACTTCTTTGGGTGCGTAGGCGTTCTCTTTGGTTTATTGTAGCCAGATACACCAGCAGATTTTAATCTAGAGTCCTTTTCCATTTTCTTTTCTCCTAAATAAACCTAGTATGCTTCTTCCAATTTCATTAGGACTAGGTAATATAAAACCAATAATAAGTGCCACAATCATTTGCCAAGGTGTTTCGTTAATAACTACATTCTCTGCTTTAACTTTATTAGTCTGTCCTTGTGATAAGTCTGCAATACTAGCATTACTCTTCAAGGTCGGCTCCGCGTAGATGTGGTTCACCCCCAATACCTGAGTGTTTTCCTTGCCTATCTGTGCGTTGGAGGTTATCGTTGGTCCCTTCTTGAGTAGGTCCATTGGACTGCACCCTGCGAGAAGTAAAGAAACTAAGAGGACTTGAACTATTTTCATTTAACTGGCTCCTAGCCCAATCCATCCCAAATGCAGCACCAACGTATAGCATAAATGGCCATACTAACATTTCAACAATAGCTTCTCTCCCAAAAAGACCTAAGTAGAATAGATACAATAAAATTGCTACTGCTACTTCTCTCTTGAAAGTCTTAGCCATTCAAACCACCTCTGATGATCCAAGTAACGATAGCCCCCAGTAGAGAAGCCCCTGTGATCTTTGCTAACCAAGACAAAGCATCAGCAATCTTTGTAACCTTATCAAAAATGCTATCAACCTTTTGTTCTTGTAAGGCTAGTCTTTTATCTAACTCATGGATGCTCTCAATTACTTTGTCATAGTCCATCTAATTATTACTCCCCAACAACTACTTTTACAGTAAGGCCCATAGCTGATAGAGCATCAAGACCATTCATACCTACAACTACATTTACGCGGTCTGGTGTTGCCAATACTGCATCAGATGAGACTATCAGAACAGCCTGAGCAATAGCTGCTGCATCCATGTCGATAACCTCGTCAACATCCCATGCGGGTCTGACAAGGGGTTGTGACGCGCCCTCTACCCACGCTTCTGAGGCTTCCCATGAGGCTGCTGAGTATAGGTTCCCATCGGTGTCCTGCCAGTTGAGGCCACGGTAGGTTTCCCCGTCAGCTATGCTATAGGCAAGACACATCGCCAACTGATTGCACTCATAGGTCAGGGCTTCAGGTGCTGCTGCTGTAATTCTCATCAGTATGCCCCTGTCTTCCCGTTGACGTAAGTCTCAGTCGATGTGATCGTATCAGTGGTCAGGTTAGCCCCAAAGCGGACGATCAGAGAATAAATATGGCCGTTGAATGGCAGCGTAGTTCCACCACGGCGACCGATGTAAAGTGGGTATGCTAGGTAATTGCCTGT